GTGAACTGGTTTACAAGTATGAACTTGACGGTGTATCTCTAAGAAGAATCAACACTGAACATCAACTTGCAAATGTCAACGCAAGTGAATTGGACGAAGCTCCCATCGGACTTGATTATTATTATGTCAAGGTTCAGATGAATGCAAACGGTGTCAATAGGGCACCTGCAAATGCTGAGGGATTCCCACCACTTTACTTCAGAGAGAGTAAACTTGGCGGTGGTCCTTTTGTCAAGGGATCTTACAATCTCCCATTTAATTTGATTACTCCTAAGGTTACAACAATTACTCCACTTGGAACTAACCTGATTTCTCAAGCTAGAACAATCTCTGCTGCTAGTGTATCTGGAAATCAAGAATCTTATCTTGATAAAGGATTTAAACAAGTAACTCTCTTTGATAAGAATTACTTTGATGATTTGATGATGGTTGCATCACCTCAAAATGAAGCACTTCAACTTAACGCTGATCTCTTCCCTGGTAAGAAGTCATTCTCAATGAACTTCACTCTGTTGACCAACAACTCTCGTATCAGTCCAGTTATTGACCTTGACAATGCATCAGTAGTGTTCACCAGTAATAGAGTCAACAGACCTGTCACTGATTATGCAGGGGACTTTAAGGTTAATGGAGTATCAGATGATCCCAATAGATTCGTCTATGTGAGTAAGAATGTAGAACTTGAGAATCCTGCCACCTCACTTCAGGTGTTACTTGATGGTTATGTCTCCAACTTTGGTGACATCAGAGTATTCTACGCACTGAATCAGACTGGTCCTGTTCAAGAGTGTATCTTTGTTCCCTTCCCCGGATTCAAGAATAAGGATATTAATGGTTCCATTCTTAATATTGCAAATAATAATGGAACACCCGATAAGAAAGTTCCCAAGGTTGATTCTTACAGCCCAGAACCACTTATCAATGAATACAGAGAGTATAAGTTTAGCGTTGATGACATCAATCCATTTACATCCTTCAGGATTAAAATCATTGGTACATCAACTAACCAAGCTAATGCACCCTTTATCAGAAGTCTGAGAGCTCTGTCGTTTGCGTGATGAATAACCTTATCCCAGTCGAAGGAATGGATGGCTATTTTAGAGACATCCATTCTGGTGCAATTGTGAACAAGAACAATCTTGAGTATAACACTTACGTCAGGAATAGACAAAAACTCAAAGAGGACAAACTTAAATTTGACAGTCTTCAAGATGAAGTAGTTAACATCAAGAGTGATGTGAATGAGATTAAAAATATGCTGAATTCTATCACTGAGTTATTAAATAAATAGACATATAGATAGGACCACTATAAATGGCTCAGCCTAGTACTAGACAAGAACTCATTGATTATTGTTTGAGGCAGTTAGGTGCTCCTGTTTTGGAGATCAATGTTGCTGAAGAGCAAGTTCAAGATCTAGTAGATGATGCGATTCAATACTTTCATGAGAGACACTTTGACGGTGTAACACAGGTATATCTGAAATATGAGGTTACTCAAGCAGATATTGATAGAGGTAGAGCCAGACCATCAGGTGCACCTCCAAATGATAGTGGTTCAGTTGGTATAGCTACAACCACTGCGACTGCCACCATTGGAGGAACAGCCACTACATTCACATTTAATGAGAACAGTAACTTTATACAAGTTCCGCCAAGTGTTATTGGAATAAACAAAGTATATCAGTTTGACGACTCACAATCGATGAGTATGTCAAATATGTTTAGTTTCAAATATCAGATGTTCTTAAATGACATTTACTATTTTGGAGCTACCAATTTACTGTCATACTCTATGGCAATGTCGTATCTGGAGACGATGAATTTCCTCCTGAATACACATAAACAAATTAGATTCAATCAGAGACAAGATAGAATGTATCTAGATATTGATTGGAATAATTTAAGAGCGGGAGAGTTCTTGATTATTGATTGTTTCAGAACATTAGATCCCAATGATTCTCCAAGAGTCTTTAATGATTCATTCCTGAAACCATACCTTACTGCATTAATAAAGAGGCAATGGGGTCAGAACTTGATTAAGTTCCAGGGTGTTAAACTTCCTGGTGGTATTGAGTTTAATGGAAGACAATTATACGATGATGCCCAAACAGAAATCGATAGAATCAGAGAGAGCATGTTGAGTACATATGAGATTCCACCCCTTGACCTTATCGGGTGATGATATATGTTAAATCCATTCTTTCTTAACGGCACATCATCTGAACAGAACCTGATTCAGAGTCTTGTCAACGAACAACTAAAGATGTATGGTGTGGAGGTTTTTTATCTCCCTAGACTTTACGCGACTACAAAAACCATCATCAGAGAAGTAATCGAATCTGAATTCAAGAACGCATATCCTCTTGAAGCATATGTTGATAGTTACGAGGGATATGGTGGTCAGGGAACCATTTTATCAAAGTTTGGTATCGAGAATAGAGATGACCTGACACTCGTCATCTCAAGAGAAAGATTTGAAAACTATATTACACCACTAACAAAACAGATCTCAAATATTCAATTGGCTACTAGACCAAAAGAAGGGGATTTGATTTACTTCCCTCTGGGTGACAGACTATTTGAGATCAAGTTTGTAGAACATGAACAACCCTTCTATCAACTCAAGAAGAATTATGTTTATGAACTGAAGTGTGAACTCTACAGATATGAGGATGAGGTTATCGATACTGGAATCGAGACCATTGATGATGAGATTGCACAGATTGGATATATTCAAACACTTAATCTGATTGGTGCTGGAAGAACAGCAACTGCGACAGCTGGTTTCTGTGCGTCAGGTGCAGTCAATAAAATTTTCATATCCAATATGGGTAGAAACTTTAGATCTACTCCCACTGTTGGATTCTCCTCTGCACCAGCTGGTGAAACTACTGCAGCTGGTATAGCATCAGTTTCATATTCATATCCTGGGTGTAAGGGAACAAGTGGTGTAGTCCCTGCAATTCTATTAACTAACACTGGATGTGGATACACAGAACCACCAATGATTACTGTAAATGGTGGTGGTGGAACAGGATTTGCAGCAACTACTGGAATTTCTACTAATGGATCAGTTCAGTCTATTACTGTCACAGATGGTGGTGCTGGTTACACTTCTGCTCCTAAGGTCGCAATAGGAAGTGAACGTGCTAGTGTTGGGTTTGATAGCACAACTGCTCATTTTGATTCTACATCCTTTACCTTCGACAATGGTGCTCAAAGTCTAGAAGAATTTGCTGTTGGTATAGCAACTATCAACTCTTCAGGAATAGTGACAGCCATTTATATTGTCAATGGTGGTAGTGGTTATGACTTTACTCCCGTTGTGTTTATCGATCCACCTAAATCAATATCTGACGGTGTAAATGTTGGTGGTGAGTTTGTATTTAATGAAGTGGTCACCGGATCAACTAGTGGAACTACAGCACGAGTTAAGGAATGGAATACGGTAACGGATACAATGGAGGTTGGTGTTATAGATGGAACATTTATTAAGGGAGAGTTCTTGACTGGATCAACCTCAGGTGCAAAGTATGTAATTGGTAGTGCAAATGAGGATGATTTGGTCACACCCTTTGCTGATAATGATACAATTGAGATAGCGGCAGATAAGATTATCGACTTCTCATCCAGTAATCCATTTGGAATGCCCTGATTTAAAACTGTTAAATAGAGGTGTAACAGTGTAAAATAATGTTTGAGTATTTTTACAACGAGATTTTTAGATCCGTAATCATTGGTTTCGGTTCCCTTTTTAATGGAATTCAAATCAAGAAGAAAGATGAGGGTGGTGATGATTTTAGTGTCATCAAAGTTCCTCTTGCTTATGGACCTACACAAAAATTTCTTGCAAGGTTGCAACAAAACCCTGATTTGAATCATCCTACTCAAATGACCCTTCCTCGGATGTCATTTGAATTTACAAATCTTGCGTATGATCCAACCAGGAAGTCAACCAAGACTCAAAGTATGGTCATCACTAACGTAAATGGTGAAGAGGAGAGAAAAACATTTTTACCTGTTCCATATAATATGACTATTGTCCTTTCAGTTTATACAAAACTGAATGACGACATGCTACAAATTACAGAACAGATTGTTCCCTATTTTCAACCAGGATATACCATTCCAATTAAATTTTTAGGGGACTATGAGGAAGTTGTCAATACTCCCGTTGTTCTTGAAAACATTGATATGACTGATGAATATGAGGGTAACTTCGATACAAGAAGAGCACTCATCTATACATTCACATTTACAGCAAAAACAATGCTGTTCGGACCACTCACCGATGTAAGCAAGGATATCGTCAAGAAGGTTACTATTGGTTATGTTGCTGGATCCAGGTCGAACAAATACGAAAGAGATATCACATATCAGGCCACACCCAGAGCGATTAAGGACTATGATGGTGTAGTTGCTACTCTTCTTGCAGAGAATGTAGACATGGTTGAAACCGTCATTGATGTTGAGGACGGAACTCAGATTCCAGAAGGATCTTATATCTATATCGATCAAGAGGAGATGTATGTTGAAACTGTCACTGGTAACAAGATCCTCGTAAGAAGGGCACAGGATAAATCCCCGATTCAAAATCATGTATTAGGATCTAAAGTCTTTACAATCAATCAGGCAGATAATGTTAAGATTGAGGTAGGTGATGACTTTGGATTTGACGGGAACGTGTTCTGAGGTTAAATTATGGATAAGTATGAAAAACTCAACGAAACATTTGATGTGACACCCGTTGAAATTGAAAAGGTAAAATCCAATGATATCGATGCGAAATTGGCCAAGTTTGAAAACTCCAAGGAAGATATCCGTAAAGACTATGAATACACCAGGGGTAATCTATATTCAATCATTGAAAAAGGACAAGAAGCAATCAACGGTATCCTAGAACTTGCTCAAGAAAGTGAGATGCCTCGTGCTTATGAGGTGGCTGGTCAGTTGATCAAGAGTGTGTCTGATGCCACGGACAAACTTATGGATCTACAGAAGAAGTTGAAAGATGTTAATAAGGAAGAAGAGAAGGGACCATCCTCAGTTACCAATAATGCACTGTTTGTAGGATCCACAGCAGACCTACAAAAAATGCTTAAAAAGGTAAACAAAGATCTAAATACTTAAAAAGAGAAAATGGTAGCTCAATCAGTAAATATTCAAATTGATAAGGGAACTGATTTTTCTCATAACTTTGAGATGAAAAATCCTGACCAGTCTGTATTCAATCTGACAGGATACTCTGCTGTTGCTAAGATAAGAAAGTTTCCTGAGGCAACTAAACAACATAGTTTTACTGTTGGTATCACATCAGCAACAGGAATTATTGGATTGTCGATGACAGTTGGTGTAACCACACAACTGACTAACGGAAGGAACTTCTACGATATTATCATCACATCCGGTGTAGGCACTGTTACCAAAGCATTTGAAGGTAGTGTAATAGTCAATCCATCCGCTTCTGTCTAAATATAACATAAGAGCTCTTTTTATCGTGGAAGAAAATTTAAGAGAGGGATCCCTTCATAAGTGGTTTAAGGGATCTAAATCTAAAGATGGTAAAGGTGGTTGGGTTAATGTTGTAACGGGTGGAACCTGTGCAAGTGATGAACCTGGAGAGGGAACACCAAAATGTGTTTCTTCAGCGAAAAGAGCGAGTATGAGTAAGTCCGAGAGACTTTCTGCTGCTAGAAGAAAGAAGAGAAAAGATCCCCGACAACAACAAAAGTCTGGTGCTGCAAAACCAACATACGTTGCAACCGACAAACCCAAAAAGAAGAACGAGGAATTCAACATGGAAATACAAGAGTCAGACAAGAAAGGTAAAGGCAGTGGATCAAAAGATGCTTGTTACCATAAGGTCAAGTCTCGTTATTCTGTGTGGCCTTCTGCTTATGCTTCGGGTGCTCTGGTAAAATGTCGTAAGGTTGGTGCTGCCAACTGGGGTAACTCAACTAAGAAAGAAGAGTATATGGCCCTTCCTGAGTTTTCTGATATCCAGATCAAGGCAATGAGAGCCGCTGGTATTGAAGTTGATGTAATTGACGAGAAGTGCTGGAAGGGATATGAGAAGAAAGGTATGAAGACTATGTTTGGTAAGAGATATCCAAACTGTGTCAAGAAAGAAGAAGTTGAGGTAAGTGAGGAGAAGAAAAATAAGGGTGTGAAGGGAATTGCGAAAGAGTTGGATGCTGCTGTGAAGATGCACACAAGTCAAGCAAAGAGACTTAGAGCTGCTGGTGTATCTGAAGGAAAGGCCGATGGTGATCCATGTTGGGACACTCATAAGCAAGTTGGCATGAAGAAGAAAGGTGGAAGAATGGTTCCCAACTGTGTTCCCAAAAACGAAGAGGTAGAGGTATCAGAAAGACAAAGAGTTATTGAAGCTCTGAGAAATGAGAGTGTTGAGTTGGAGGATGTAGACGGAAAAAAGTTCGCTGAGGTGATCGATGTAGTCACCAATGAAGATCTTGGAATTACAATGTCTGAGGCTGCAAGAATTCCTCAGCAGTATGGAAACATCTATCTGGTAGGATTCAACTGGAAGTCCAGATATATGATGATGAGACTGTTCTTCCCCGAAGTCAAGAAGCCTTCAAGAAAGGATGTACAAGAGGCACTTGATAAAATCTATCCAGGATGTGTAGTACAAAGATTTGACATTGTTCCTTACAAGCCCGGTGAACCCATGTTGAATATGGGTGTAAAAGAGGAGACTGAACAACTTGATGAGAAGTCTGCTGCATGGCAGAGAAAGGAAGGTAAAAGTAAAACTGGTGGTCTAAATGAAAAGGGACGCAAATCTTACGAACGCGAGAATCCTGGTTCTGATCTCAAGGCTCCTCAACCTGAAGGCGGTCCTAGAAAACGATCCTTCTGTGCAAGAATGGGTGGAGTCAAGGGACCAATGAAGAAGCCTGATGG